ATAAGACAAGCCCACGCAGCAGCTATTGAAAGTTATATTAATAGTTATGTAGGTTTAAAGCCAGATAATACATATGGCAACCTATATTTTAATGATACATTAAACGACTGGGCTAAGTTTGATATAAGTAATAGAACAAAATTTGATGCTGCTATTAGCTCAGGGTTAGCAATTATGGCATGTAATAAGCATTTATATGCACCACAACAAATAAGACAAATAAGTAATAAAGTAAATTTTAGTTTTGCTAAATACAATAATAAAGGCAATATTTCAAAAATAATAAACTAGATGGCTAAGATAACAACAAAAAGTAATTTTCCAAGTCAAGCCGTAACTGACATTGAGAAAGCTGATATAAGCTATGGTTTGCAAGTTGCAAAAGCTATTGAAGCTGAATGGTTTAAAAAAGACTCAGGAAGTACACGTTATTTTGCAAATAGAGACAATTTCCATAGATTAAGACTATATGCAAGAGGAGAGCAAAGTATACAAAAATATAAGAATGAATTATCTATTAATGGTGATTTATCTTATCTTAATTTAGATTGGAAGCCTGTACCTATTATACCTAAATTTGTAGATATAGTAGTTAACGGAATACAAGAAAGAACATATGATTTAAAAGCATATTCAATTGACGAAAGCGCAAGCAAAGCGAGAACTAAGTTTGTTAATGATATGCTTAACGATATGTATGCTAAAGAATATGCTAACAAGCTAGAAAAAGCAATAGGTATAAATACATTTACAAATGACCCTAAAAGCATACCAGAAGATGAAGATGAGTTAAATCTTCATATGCAATTAAATTATAAGCAATCAATTGAGGTAGCGCAAGAGCAAGCAATAAATAATGTATTTGCTTTAAATAAATATGACTTATTAAAGAAAAGACTTGATTATGATATAACTGTGCTAGGTATGGCATGTGTTAAAAATAGTTTTAATACAGCAGAAGGTATTAAATTAGAATATGTAGATCCTGCTGATTTAGTTTATTCATATACTGAATCACCATATTTTGATGATATATATTATGTAGGTGAAGTTAGAAGAGTTAATATTTCAGAACTTAAAAAACAATTTCCATATTTAACAAATGAGGATATTGAAAAATTACAAAATAATGGTGCTGCAAATACTAAACTATATAATAAAACATATACTACATCAGACGCTGAAGATAAAAATTATGTTTATATATTATATTTTGAATATAAAACTTTTGAAAACCAAGTATATAAAATAAAACAAACAGCAACTGGTTCTGAAAAAGCAATACTTAAAACAGATGAGTTTAACCCGCCTAAAGACGCAAGATCAAGATTTGAAAAAGTAAATAGATCAATAGAGTGTTTATATTCTGGTGCTAAAATTGTAGGCCAAGAAAAAATACTTAAATGGGGTAAAGCAGTAAATATGACAAGACCAAAGTCAGATATTACTAAAGTACAAATGAGTTATTCAATTGTAGCCCCAAGAATATATAAAGGTAAGCCAGAATCATTAGTAGGTAGAATGACATCATTTGCTGATATGATTCAAATAACACATCTTAAATTACAACAGGTACTTTCAAGAATGGTACCAGATGGTGTATATCTTGATGCTGACGGATTAGCTGAGGTTGATTTAGGTAACGGAACAAATTATAATCCACAAGAAGCACTAAACATGTATTTCCAAACTGGTTCTGTTATTGGTAGATCTATGACGCAAGATGGTGATTTTAATGGTGGTAAAATACCTATTCAAGAATTACGAGCAGGCGGTGGAAATGCAAAAATAGCAAGCTTGATACAATCTTATAATTATTATTTGCAAATGATGAGAGATGTAACAGGTTTAAATGAAGCAAGAGATGGTAGTACACCAGATAAAAATGCTTTAGTTGGTATACAAAAAATTGCAGCTGCAAATAGTAATACGGCTACAAGGCATATATTGCAAGGTGGTTTATATTTAACATTGAAAACTGCAGAAGCAGTATCATTAAGAATAGCAGACGTATTAGAATATTCAAATACAAAACAATCATTTATACAATCACTGGGTAAATTTGATATAGCTACGTTATCAGAAATAAATAGTTTACATATACATGATTTCGGTATATTCTTAGAATTATCACCTGATGTAGAAGAAAAACAATTACTTGAAAATAATATTCAAATGGCTATTTCACAAAAACAAATAGAATTAGAGGATGTTATTGACGTAAGAGAAATCAAAAATCTTAAATTAGCTAATCAATTATTAAAGCTAAGAAGAAAAAAGAAATTTGAAAAAGATAGACAATTGCAAATGCAAAATATTCAAGCACAATCGCAAGCAAATGCTCAATCAGCACAAGCGGCAGCGGCAGCGGATATGCAAAAACAACAAGGTGTTGCTGATAGCAAAGTTAAAATTGCACAAGCACAAACACAGTTTGATATTCAAAAATTAGAAAGAGAAGCCGCAATTAAGAAAGAATTGATGGAATTTGAATTTCAATTAAATATGCAGCTTAAAGAAGCTGAAGCAGGTGTAATTAAAAATAAAGAGAAGTATAAAGAAGATCGCAAAGATGAGCGAACAAAAATACAAGCTACTCAACAGAGTGAGCTTATAGACCAGAGAAAATCTGGTAAACCACCAAAAGATTTTGAATCTGCTGGATTTGATAACTTAGGTGGGTTTGGTTTAGAGCAATTTGAACCAAGATAAATTTTTTAATAATTATATAATATTTTATTATGGCAGAAGAAATTAAAGTACAAGCTGTAGAAGCGGATGAACCCAAATCTATAGCACAAGAAGAACAAGAGGTGTTAGAAAAAGCCGGCGTTACCGTAGAAGATGACGGTATGTACAAGATTGATCTAACAAAGTTTAACGAAAATCCACAAGAAGATGCCGTTCAAGAACAAGAAACAGAAGATAGCGTGTCTAGCGGAAGCAGCGAGGTTGAAGAAACTGGGCAAGAAGCCGAAGTGGGACTGCAAGAAGTACGAGAAGAAGAAAGCCCGATAATAGAGGAGGTTACAGATGAAGCAGATACAGTTAACGATACAGGAGTGGAAGGAAGCAATGAAGTTGCCGAGCCCACACCGGAACAAGAAGAAATACTACAGGAAGAAAAAGCACAAGAACCAGAAATAAACTTGCCTGAAAATATACAGGAATTAGTTAAATTTATGGAAGAAACTGGCGGAACTATAGACGATTACGCTAGATTAAATGCAGATTATTCTAATGTAGATGATGATACTCTATTAGTTGAGTATTATAAACAAACTAAGCCGCATCTTTCATACGAAGAAATTCAATTTTTAATGGAAGATAAATTTTCAGTAGATGAGGATTTAGACGATGAAAGAAACGTGCGTAGAAAAAAATTAGCTCTAAAGGAGGAGGTTGCAAATGCTAAAAACTTTTTGACAGGGTTGAAGGATAAGTATTACAAAGAAGTCAAGTTGGGTTCTAAGTTACTACCGGAACAGCAAAAAGCTATAGAATTTTTCGGCCGCTATAATGAGGAGCAAAAATCAGCTAGTGAATTATTGGCGAAGCAAACATCGCATTTTAAAAATGAAACTGAAAAAGTATTCCACAATGAATTTAAAGGTTTTAATTTCAATGTTGGAGACAAAAAATACCGTTTCAATATTAAAGATGTTAATAAGGCGAAAGAAAATAGTAATTTATCAAATGTTTTTGATAAATATGTTGACAAAAATCAAATGATGGTCAACGCTAATGGATTTCACAAATCCTTATTTGCCGCTTCAAATCCCGATGCTTTAGCAAAGCATTTTTATGAGCAAGGTAAATCCGACGCAATAAAAGAAATGTCAGCAAGCGCTAAAAATATTAACATGAACCCAAGAAAAACATCTGACGGTTATGTTGATACTGGTGGTGTTAAAGTTAAAGCAATTAGTGGAGATAGTAGTTCAGGGTTGAAATTGAAACTTAAAAACTATTAATTAAACTTAAAAATTATTTAAAATGGCAGATGCAAGTTTTTCGTTGCCTAGTGAATTTACCCCTTATGCGAGTAAAGTTGCTACAACGAGTAATTATTTAAATTTCCACGGTAGTGGTGGGGCTAATTGGTCTCAGCAGTATTTACCAGAGTTATATGCTCAGGAAGTGGAAAGATACGGGAATAGAAGTGTTTCTTCTTTCCTAAGAATGGTAGGTGCTGAAATGCCTATGGCTTCAGATCAAGTAGTTTGGTCGGAGCAAGGTAGATTACACTTAGCTTATGAAGGAGCTTCAGTTACTAATGCAGGAGTTATTACAATTGCAAGTAGCGGAACTCACGCAGTAAGAGTTGGACAAACTATTGTTTTATCCGATAATCAAACTGCACCAACAATTATTAAATGTTATGTTTCAGCGGTAGCTGCAGACAACACTACTTTAACTGTAATTCCTTATTCAGGAGGTGCAACAGTAGGTGCTGTTTCTGGTTTTGATACTGCAACTGACAGTGGTTCTAATACATGTTCATTCTTCGTTTATGGGTCTGAATTTGTAAAAGGAGATGCTGCTATGGTAGGTGCTGTTACTCCAGAATTCCAATCATTTACTAACAAACCAATTATTTTAAAAGATAAATTTGAAATCTTTGGTTCTGATGTTGCTCAAATTGGTTGGGTAGAAGTAAGTGGTGAAGCTGGACAAGCAGGTTACTTATGGTATTTAAAAGCTGAAGGTGACACAAGAGTAAGATTCGAAGATTATTTAGAAATGGCTATGGTTGAAGCAGAGAAATCTGTATCAGCTGGTGGTACTGATTCAATCTTAGGGGCTAACTCAGGAACTGAAGGTTTATTTAAGGCTGTTGAGTCTAGAGGTATTGTTGCTACAAATGCATTTGATGCTGTAGCTGATGTTATTTCTGACTTTGACTTAATCTTAAAGGAATTAGATAAGCAAGGATCTATTGAAGAAAATATGTTATTCTTAAATAGAGACGCTAACTTAAAAATGGATGACGCTCTAGCTAATATTTCTGCTGGATCTGCAGGTGGTACTGCTTTTGGTGTTTTTGAAAACTCAGAAGATATGGCACTTAACCTTGGATTTAGAGGATTTAGAAGAGGATCATACGATTTCTATAAGACTGACTGGAAATATTTAAATAACAAATCTACAAGAGGATTATTCTCGGACATCAAAGGTATTATGGTGCCAGCTGGAACATCGTCTGTTTATGACCAAATTATGGGTAAAAACATTAGAAGACCTTTCTTACACGTAAGATATAGAGCTTCTGAGGCGGATGACAGAAGAATGAAATCTTGGATTACAGGTTCAGTAGGTGGAGCTGCTACAACAGGTGATGATAAAATGGAAGTACATTATTTATCAGAAAGATGTTTAGTAACTCAAGCTGCTAATAACTTTGTGTTATTTAAGTAACATTTATTAAAGGTAACGGGTGCTTCGGCACCCAGCACCTTTTGTTTAATTTTTATTATATTATATCATGACAAAAAAGAAAATAGCAGAGGTGGCTGTTGAAGAACCCGTAGTGGTTGCTCCACCAAAAAAAGAAATAAAACCTAAATGGGAATATAAAGATAGACAATATTATTTATTAGGAGATGATTCACCAATAGTATATATTCTTCAATCAAGAAACATTATGTGGTTTGATAAAGAATTAGGTTATGAAAGAGAAATAAAGCATACAGCAAACCAAAAAACACCTTTTGTAGATGAATTT